CAAGTATGTTTACCTGCTAGGTATACTCTTGAGTTGTAAATATCAACAGTCATTTGATCGAAAGTTACGTTTGGTCTAGTTATGTCCATTACCTGCTTTGTTAGTTCAGTTGTTGGACTTGATACACCAAAATTTTCTAGCGATACCCTAAAGCGGTATGCTAATTTTGGCATCAATAACCCTTGGTTAGATGCACTTGCGTTACTATCTAAGGGTACTGTTAACTTTGAAAGTGTTGAAATTGCCATTCTATATGCTCCTATTACTTTTATTTATCCGTTTATAGTCCTGCTATTTCTCCAGTATTTTTTAGTCTCAATGGAATGTAAATAAACTCCACTGCTTTTACTGGTTCAATAGCAATATCTACGTATAGTTCGTTTCTGTCAATTCTGCTAGGTGTATTGTTTGACTCGTCACATACAACTAAGAAGTCATATAATGCTCTTTGTGAAACAAGTTCTAACATTAAGCTATCAACTTGTGCTTTGATCTCATCACGTGTAATCTTATCATTTGGTTCAAAGATATAAGGCTTAGCAAGTTTCTTAAGTTGTGATCTTAAGTAAATTACAAGTCTTGCTACGTTGATTCTATCTAACGCACTAGCATTTCTAGCTCTTGTTTTTTGTCCAAAGTTAACTAATCCTGCTCCTGTTAAGAACGTAATTGGATTAATATTTAAAGAGTATAGTGTATCTCTTTGACCTTCGTTCAATGCGATTGATTTAAACTCTCCTTCAGAATCTACAAATCCTGCCGCACTAGCATTTGTGATGCCACCACGTCTTGTACCTGCTGGAGCAAACCATGGAAATGAAACTTGATCACTTAGTGCCAATGTTCTCATTATACCGTGGCTTGGTGGAACAACAACATTGTTACCTGCGTTGTCACTTGTAAACAAGCTAGGATAAAATACGCCTAAGTACTCGTCTCTTGTAACTAGTCCATCGTCGTTATCCTCAACAGCAAGTGCTGTGTTTGTTCCCCAGTTATTTAAAGTTGTGCCATCTGACTGTAATCTAAACGGTGAGTCACCAATAATAAATGCTGTTAAGCCTCTATCATTGTTAAGTGCCACCATTTCACCAATCAGTTCCGGATACCCTGGTGTTGCCATCACGTTGAATAATCTTGATTCATCATCTCTAATTTCTTGGTTACTGTTAACCAATGCTTGTAGAGCTTGAATGATTACTTTACGCTGTGCTTTACGTCCAAAGCTACCTTTTCCGTTTGGTTGATTAGCTGACTCAGTTACCCATCTGTGTGGATAATAAGTTGCCATGCTCACGTCACCCTGTCTAATGTTTTTAGCAGTTAGATCTACATAGTTTCTAACAAATTTCTTAACATTAAATCCGCTTCTACGTAGGTTCCATAACAACATACCTTTTGGATATAGTGCTGGATCTGGAGCATCAAAGTCTAAGAAGTCACTCACTAGTAGTTCAGCAATAGTGCCTTTCGGTGCTTCACCGTTAGTACCATTTGTACCACCGCTTGTTCCAAATCTTGCGTCAGCAAACAAAATACCATCTTCAGTAGTTTGATCACCTTCGTCAACTGCTAACCATTTTTGAAGATCAGCGTTGTACTTGTAAACTTCTGGATAGCTTTCTAAGTCTGCTGTTGAAATCCAAAGATCACCAGTTACCAATGGTGTAGTATCTGATTGTTGTGTAGGTTCAGTAGCACTTACAATTGGTCCTTCTGGATCAGTTGAAGCGTAAACGTTTTGATAACCTCTCCATGTAGTTCCGTCATGTACCAACATGTCTACTTCGTCAACAATAGAGCTATACCATAGTCTTCCGTTTGTTGTTAATGATGTTGGAGCATTTGGTCCAGCATTGTAAGTTGATATTTTCCAATTAGAAGCATGGAAGTCATATGCTGAATCACCTGCTGGAGCTGTATAAAGATTTGCTGTACCTAACTTAGTTGAGTAATTGTAAGCAGTAAATCCTGCGTTAGCAAAAGCACTACTTGTATCTTTAATACGCATCTCGCCACCATCGTTGTGTTCAATTACTAGTCTGTTACTAGCATCAACACTTGCTCTAATGTTATTAAAGCCATGAGCGTTAATAGCGTCAGCAAATAAGTCAGCATCAGTAGTTGCTCCTGTTGCTGTAAATGCTAAAGCAACTCCTGAATCAAGTGCCGCTTGTCCTGGTTTACTTTCAGCTAATGTAAAGTTAAAAGTTCCTGCCGCAAAAGTACTTGCTGTAATTACCTCAGAAGTAATAGTTGTATTTCCTGATGCGTTTCTAGCAAAAATTGTAAAATCAAATTCTTCATTTTCTGCTAGTGTTGTATGTGCTTGGATATAACAGTCACCTAATGCTAGGTTAACACCGCCACCTGATTTATCAAGATTGAATAATGCTTCTTGATGAGTTTTGTATAGTGGTGCGTTTTTATCTTCCCATAGTCCAGTAGTTCCGTTATAAACTTTAATTTTATATTGAGCACCTAAATTAGCATCTGTTGTCTTTAACCAAACCGAACCTGACGGTCTTGATTTGGTGTCAGCTGTTTTAAATGCTGGAACAGAAGTATGTGGAGCAATCTCAAAAGCTGGTGCGTAGTAAGTACCAGCAGTTATTCCTAAGTCTGCTAACAATGTGCCAGTTTGTCCAGCCGTGATGTTAATGGCACCATCGTCGTCTGTTGAACCGTCAGTTGTTGAACTTCCGTCACTGTAAATGTTTAATTTTCCGTCTACTACCTTAGCAGAAACACCTGTAATCCCAGCGTTGGTAATCGCTGTAACCATATCAGCAACTGCTGTACCACCTATTGCTACAGTGGTTCCGTTAATGATAATAGTTTGTAAATTTGTCAATGTTGGATTAGCAACTGTGCCTTGTATTGTCGGCCAGCTTTTTACCCAATCAGCTGTTCCTATTTTCACCCATGATCCTGAGGTGTTTTTGTAGTAAACCTTATTAGTTGTTGTAGTAGTCACAACAGCATAGTCTCCAACTGCGCCTACTGCGCCTTTTGGAATACCTGTATTGCTGTTTCCAACTAGCTGTGTTTTTGAAGTAATTACTAGCGGTACTTTATTAGTAAATGCTTGTCCGCCTGTAACTGTAACAGCATTTCCGTTCCATTCGAAAATTCCATATTTTGTTAATGCTGTATCGAACCAATAAGTTCCGTTAGCTGGAGCCGCCGCTGGAGCACTAGCACTTGGCTGTATTTCGTTAAGATCAATGTCTGCTCTTGTAACGAATGCTCTATTAGCTACACCTAAAAATGAGTATGCCGCTTGTAAACCATATTCATTTAGTTCGCCACCGTTAATTGGATTATTATTGTTATCTGTTTCAAAGACTGGATCTCCGAACTTATCAGATAAGTCTCTCTGCGATGTAATAAGCTGTGGTACACCTGCGTTTGCTTTTGTTGTTCCACTTGCTGTACCTGTCCCTGCCGCGTTTGTTTTATCTTGTCTTGATACAACAAACACCATAGGAGTCATTCCTGGTTCAGCTGGCGTGTAAAAGGATTCGTCGATTACACTAACATTTACACCTGGTGATATTAATGATGCCATTTTATTATTCTCCTGTAATATACAACTGTTGCAACTATTTAGCAATCTTGTTCAAAAACATCCGAGAAATCTACTCATAAAAGGGGGTAAAAAGGTACGCTAAATAGTGTATGCGTCCTTTATGCGAATATTGTAAACAAAGACCTGCGGCTATTAACTATAAGAAAGGTTCTAAGACTTATTATAGAAAACAATGTGAAACCTGCCTACATAATGGTAAAGGACATGGAATACCAACATGGTATAAAGCAGGTTACAGAATAAAAACAGAATGTGACAAATGTGGTTTTGAGGGTAAAGCGGAACAGTTCAATGTATATCACATAGACGGACATTTACAGAACACACATTTTTCCAATCTAAAAACTATTTGTGCTAATTGCCAGAGGCTTTTACAGAAGCAAGGCGTAAAGTGGAAGCAAGGCGACCTTGTACCTGACTTTTAAGGTCATCTATAGTGCCTTCATTATATATGTTATGTTCAAAAGCTGTCTTTGCCCAACGCCATTCACTAGGGTGTACATCAGTAGGTTCTATGTCTAAATCTACGTATTGACGAAACCACAAAGGATCAGGACCTCTTTTAACACACCATACTTTGCCGCCCATGCCTTGAATAATTTGTGATTCGTTCACAAATCTTACATCGGGAATAACAAAATTTTTATCTGGATTATCAAGTATTTTCTTTCTAACAAAACTTACCCATACACCGTCAAAAAACCCGTTACGCATACAGTCTGTGCCAAACTCTTGTAATACTAATCTAGGAGTAATTTGACGTCCAGTTTCCTGTGTCCAAAAATCATCCTGTTGTTCTCTCCAAGCTCTACTTTCAGAAGTTTCGCCTTCTAGCATTTCTCTATCCCAATCAAA